TTCATCTACAAAATCAGTAAAAGACTTCCCTGTTCTTACATTATATTCATTAGCAATATCTAAAGCCTCTAATCTTATATCTTTAATAAAATTATCAGCTTCTTGTTTTGTTCTAATGTTTACACCTCTTTCTATTAAATTATCATAATTAACTTTTTCACCTCTATCTAAATTCCTATTTATTGGAAATCTATCGTCAATTTTAGCCTCTGGGCTAACCTTTGTATCAGCTTTTGTAGAAACTCTTGCGACAGGGGCAATTTCTGGGCTAATCGGCTCTTTTTTAGCTTTTTCTGCTGCTTCAGTAGCTAATCTTGTAATTGTATCTTCAAAACTTTCTGGTTTTTGTCTAATTTTAACAATAGATTTTGGTGGTTCAATTTTTTCACCTTTACCAAATATAGCTCTTATAGTTTTTTCAGCTTTTTCATCTGTAATAATTTTGCTATCTTCTGGCAATTTCTCCCATATACTCTTTCTTGACTTTAATCTACCTGGGACGCTTTTAATATTAGGTATAGCTTTATCTCTTGCTGCCTGATTTATTTCAAATCTAGCTTTTTGCTCAGGAGTAGATTTTAATGCTGGTTCTTTACCAAAAACTTTTTCAGGTATAACTTTGTCTAGTGTTTGTCTAGCAAGTGTTTCTGGTTCATCTAAACTTTGAGAAGTCAAAACTTTCTGAGGAGTGACAAATTGGCTTTCCCATTTTTTAGGACTTCTAATAAAATCAGTTAAACTAGCCTGAATATTTGCTATTGGCTTTTTACTTGTTTCTGATACTCTATTAGTTAAATTACCATAACTATCTATTACTTCTTGTGGTGTTTTTTTAGTATTTCTTGCAATTTGGTTTACATCAGCTTCAGTTAAACTTGGTACACTAGCATTTTTAGATTTTACAACTATATTTTCAGTGGGCTGTACTTTAGACTTCACTTTCAAATCACCTACTTGTATTCTAGTAGCTTGTGGTGCTTTAGCTTCAGGTGCAGGTGTAAATCCTGGAATATCTTTAGGTGCTTCAGTTTTAGGTTGTGTAATTTTTACAGCAGGTTCTTTTTTTACTGTTTCTCTATTTGTAAATTCTAAGTTATTAGAATTAAATGTTTTATTTTTAATATCTTGTGCGTTTTTTAATATAATTTTCAAATCATCTATATTGTATTTTTTAATTCTAGTACCTTCTGGATTTCTACCACGAGTATAACTTAACACAGTATTAAAATCTTTTATTTGTTCTTGATTAAAATCATTTGTTATATTTTTAATTTTTTTATTTATATCAATAAGTTCTGGAGCAGTATTTAATTCTTTTAATAATTTTTCATCAAACATTCTAATAACTTTTGGACTAAAAGGATTTCCAAATATTGTGTAATCAACATTTATTGCAGGTATTTCGTTTTCTACTGGTCGTTGAATTTTAGGTGCTTCTGTTTTAGGTTGTTTGTTGCTAATAACATCTTGTTCTTTAAGTTTAATTCTTCTATTATTAGAACTTGGAACCCTTACAGTATATTGTGGTATTCCATTTTCTAAATAATAATCTGTTATAATTGCATTTTTTATGCTACCATCACCAAACTTAAACTTTACTTTATCATTTACATTGTGTTTGAATTTAAATGTTTTAGATGCTTGGAAGTCTTTATTAGCATTTTCTTGAAGTTGTTTTTGATATGGACTTATAATAGTGCTAAATTGTTTTGGTTCTAATTTAACTTTAGGTTTTGTACTTGCAAATCCAGGCTTAAACTTTGGTTGTTCCAATGCAGTCTGTACTTTTTGTCCAGCTTTAGATATTTGCCTAGTAATTGCAGGTGTAGCAACTCTAGTCACATCACCAGCTCCTTTCAGTCCAGTCCCAAGAACAGCACCAGCTAAAGCTCCTTTTGCTATATCTTTAGCAGTGGCATCTTTCATTGTAGCGGCTCCAGCAGCACCTCCAGCTCCTTGTAATAAAGCAGTTTTACCATATTGTTTAGCAATTTGTTTTAATCCTTGTTTTGCAACTTGGCTAGCACCACCAGTTCCAAAAGTTAATCCAATATCTGCTATCGCAGCTCCTCTTTGTAATGGAGTAGATTGCTTTACACTTTTAATTTCAGGCAATGCTAAATTATAAGCATCTTTTAGATAGTTTTGTAATCCTTGGCCTTTCTTTTGTTCTAATGGTTTAAGCCTTTGTAATATTTTGTCTTCTGTAGCAGATTGTCTACTTCTAAGATTTTGTAATCTTTCCCTATATCTTTTTCCTAATGGAGCGGTGACAATATCTTCTCCTTTCTGCAATGCTTTTACACCAGTATCTGCAGCTATGGCACCAGACCTTAATAATCCAGCAGCTATTTGCTTGGGAGCCTCTTTAACAAAACTGGTTACAACTGGAGCAGCCCTATTTACTTGTCTTCTAGCTTGAAGACCAGCTTGTTGAGAATCTCTTTCAATATTTGATATAGTTCTACCAACTTGTCTAACCGCCTGCCCAGCTTTTTGTCTTACATTTAAGTCAGGTATAGATTTATCTATCTGGTCCTTCTTTCTTTTAAGGAAGTTTATAAGTGCCATATATTTGCAATATTATTGGTTAATATTTTGTCTTAATCTTCTTGTGATTGCTTGTAGTCCTTGTGGGGTTCCTATTTCTTCATTATCTTCAGGAACTCTTCTTAATAATCTTGGGTTTAATCCTTGTTCCATACCAGCTTCTTGTTCTCTACTTTGTATAACACCAGTTAATTCTCTAGGCTGTATTTCTTTTGGAATAAAGTCTTGTACTAATTGATTTTTTAGATTTCTAATAGCACTTTCATTTTCTCTTCTAGCTTGTTCTAATTGCTGCTTATAGCTTTCTGAATTTTGCTTAGCTATTTGGAACCTGTTTGTTAATTCTTGTAAATATCTATTTGTTAAATCTTTTTTATCCAATGTTTCATATTCACCAGATTGTCTAAGATTTTCATTGATTTCTTCAATTATTGTATTTACATTTTTTTGTATATCTTGAATATTCTGATTTTCTCTAGCATCAGCTTCATCAATCATAGTTTTATATGCAGATTTTATTCTGTTTTCTTCTGCATCTAATTCTTGATAATTATTAGCTGCTTGTGTTGATAAATCTCTAGCACTTTTATTTGCTTCATTTTGTATAGCTCTTTGAAACATACCAGCTGCAGAACTAGCCATACCTAAACTACCAAGCCTTCCAGCTCCTTCTCTAACTCTTCTTCCTACTTGCTCTGCTATTCCAGAAAGTCCTTCTTTTTGTTGCATTGCTACTTGCTCTCTTCTTTGTCCAAGCTGATTTATATCTTGAGTTTGTTTTTCTCCAATAACGGATTTATATTGCTGACCTAATTGTCGTAATTGTTCAGGTAAGGTTTTTAATTTTTCATTAAAACCACCAAGCAATTCATTAAATCTTGTTCTAGTTTCACCATATTGTGTACCAAGTCTATTTCTAAACTCTTCATTTTCTCTTTCTCTTTCAGCAATTAATCTTCTTTCTTCATCAGCTCTTTGCTGTGCTTCTTGTTCTGCTTGAGACATACCTCCACCTTGTGAACTGCCACCGCCACCCTGAGAACTTCCACCACTAGGAATATTCATAGATAATCCACCTCCAGTATTAACATTTTGTTGCATTTTTTGTTGCTCTCTTCTATTCCACTCTGCAAGACTTGGTGTTCCTGCTGGGGCTGGTCTTTGACCTTGTATATTTCTAGAAAATTGTTGCTGAACACCAGACATTACTTGCGGTCTTGTACTTCTTATATTTAGTGCTTGGTCTCCACCAGTATTTCTAACAAATCCAAAATTTTGAGATTGTGGAGTAATACCTGTGTATTTGGTTTGTTTACCACCAGTAATCCATTCAGAAAGATTTCTTTCTGGAAGATTCAATGCTGTACCAGCTCTATCTACTAAATTTCCTAAAAATTGTCTTAATGCCATATATTTAATATTAATTATGCTTCTCCTTTAATAATTCGTTTTTTTGGTTGTCCGTAATTTGGAGCTTTATCATATATTCCTCTAAATTTATTTGGGTTAACTGGATAATTTTTTGGTGTTATATTTTCCCAATCCCCAACTGACCTTTTTATTCTTTCTTTCATAATTTTATTTTTCATTTCTTGTTCAGCAATTTTTCTTCTTTTTGTTTTTTCTAAAATATTACCCATTTCTACATTTGCTTGTCTAGGAAAATCTCTTAATGGTACATCTTGTTTTGCTGGAATAAATGGTTCTTTTTCTCCATAAGGAGTGTATGGACTATTTTTAATTAATGGATTTGTTGTAGTCCCTTTTTTTAATTTTTTTAATAAACCTTTTAACATAATTGTAATTTTAATTGTATATAAAATAGGGAGTGGCTATTAACCGTCTCCCTACTATTGGAGTATGTTCCCTATTTTTATAATTAGTATATACTATTTATTTCTTTTTTGCAACTTTTTCTTCTACTGCATATCCTTCTAGTCCAAGTTCTTCAAATCTACTTTTGAATAAAGATAGTATTTTAGCAGATAAATAGTCTCTTCTAGCGTGAATACTTCTTATTTGCTCTTCGGTTAAAACGCTAGCTTCAGTAGTTATAAGTTTTTTTAATTCAGAGCGGTCTAGTTCATTTAGGTCGTCCATTAGTAATAGTGCCATATTATAATCATTTATTAGTAATACTCTCATTAAGAGTTAGTTATCCCCCATATAGAGGGACAACATAACTTTCAATAAGCAATTAAGCTGAGAAAGTAGCAAAGATGTTAACTCCGAATTTTCTTCGTCCGTCAGCAACTTTAGCTCCACATCCGAATAGACATTTTACAATCTTTCCGAAGTTTTGCTGTGCATCAACTTCTGTTAAGGTAGAAATCATACCAAATCCAGCTCCAATAAATCCTGTGTGTCCAGCAATCACATTGTATCCAGCGGTATTGTTTCCAGCTACATTGGTTGAGAAGTAGATTTTGAACCCACTAATCATTTCCTTGTATAGCATTCCTTTTACAACATTAGCATCAGTTACCTGAATTAAGGTGTTGTTAACTTTAGCAGAAGCCATAATAGCTCTCTTAGCTACGTTAGGTAGAACCATATATCGTCCTTCCATAGGAACTTTAGCGTCATCTAGCATAGTTCCAGCCTGTACAATTACATCGTAAACATTGGTTCCAGTAATTGAAAGAGTGGTGTTTGCTTGGATTTCGTAAGTAGCTCCAGCTGAGATAGCTCCACCAGTGTAAGCGGATACCTCATCATCAAAATCATCTTCAATAGTGATAGATGTAGCAGAAGTATAGGTTTTTACTCTATACCAACGAGTGTGTCCAGCAGCTCTGAAAGGTTTTCCAACCATAGAAGCTGTGAAAGTGGTTCCAGTTCCAGTTACAACTCCAGTTGTTACAGCTACTGCAACAGTTCCAGTTGTGTATGAAGTTCCAATCCATTGTCCAGCAGCAGCATCGCTCCAAAATCCTAAAACATATGCTTCTGTGAATACTTTTAGATTGTCTTTCAATTGCTCTACAACTGAACTCTTAGGGTCTTTAACCTGAGACTTGAATACATTAATATCTTTTATGATTTCGTGTACAGCTCTGGTTTGGTCGATAGACAAGATAGCTTTGCTTTCTGTAGGCTCGGTAGATGTCAAATCTGAACCATTGTAAGTTTGTAAAGCTCCTCCTTGAATATCTAGAATTTGGAATTGCTGTCCAGCTGATTTAATTGAACTTTCAATTCCTCCTCCTGGGGTCTTAAACTCTCTGTGGGTAATTTCCCCAAAGTATGTTTCTTCGTAGTATCTCTTTAATGCTGTTCCAATATAAAGTACAGATACATTTGCTCCGTGTGCAGCCATATATTTGTGTGGTTAATTTTAATAATCCACTTCTCCGTTTTCTATTGCTTTAATAAAGGCTACAGGGTCATTAGGGTCAAGGTCAGAAATTGTCTTTTTAGAACGCTGATATTCTGCTTGTGAGCTATTTCCTATTGGGGCTTCATCAAGTTGTCCAGCTAAAACTTTTTTGTTCCTTTGTGCTTGTGCTTTCTTTCTCTCTCCCATAATTGCATTAAGTTGAGAATATATCTCAGCTATAGGTACATTAGTATTAGGTTCACCATTTTCATCTACAATTAAATTGGTTAAAAAATCATCTAATTGTTTATTGTACTCTGGTGAGTCAGGATTTAATTCTGGATTATTTTCAATAAGATTTTGTAAATCTTCTGTCCATAATTCAACTTGTTCTTCCTGTAGTCTAGCAATTTCTTGCTGTTCTAATAATACTTGTGCTTCCCTGCGGACTAAATCTTGCAATTCTTCACGGGTCAGTGTGTCACCATACTCATCGTTATTTTGTTGAGCTAATTCGTTTTGTCTAGCTAATAACTGTTGTATTCGCTTTTGTACACGATTAGTCCTTTTATATTCACGATTTTCTGGTTGTTGTGTTTCACTTTCGTTTTCATCAGTTTCTTCCTGCTGAGCTTCTGATTGCTCTTCTTTTGAGGGCTGCGTATCCTCTTGGGTGTCTTCTGAACTTTCGGAAACTTCTTCCTCGTTATTCGTCAATAATTCGTCGGAACTTTCTTCGGTCAGACTATCAGGGCTAACTCCCAATATATCTGCAGCGAATTTGTCGGCTTCTTCCATAGTGGATTTTGCTTAATTTATATCTGACCTCGCTTATGGAGGGGTCGTCCGCTCCCCATATCTGTCTATTCAACAGAACTGGTAGTAATCCCTTATTAGGGACTACATATCAATTCTTTTGAATATTGGTTTATTATTCTCGTCCACTCCAATTAATCTTAAATTTCTGTCTATTTTAATTCCAAACCGCATTCCATTTGTAGTCAATCCTATCAATTCATATCCTTGCTGTTGCCATTTCACATCTTTTATATCAAACTTCATTTCTGGTATTTCTACTTGTATTTGTTCTTGATTAATATTCTGCTTGCTAAGCATATTTTTATTGTTTATCTTGATTATAGCTCTCAGCAATAACTTTTACTTGATTTATCATATTATCTATAAAGTCTATTGTGCTATCCGCAGCCATTCTTTTAGCGGCATAACTTTCTAAACTTTCTTCAGGAGACTTTTGCTTACTAGAACTAGCAAGTGCCTCTTTTATAGATATAGCATATTCTTCTAATCTTTTCCAGCCATTGCTGTGATAAAGTATAAAATAATCATATGCTTCTTTATTTTCTTGTTTAGTAGGTTGTATATCTTCTACTGCTGTAAAAAACTCTTGTATATCTTGTGGCATATCGTCCATATGTTTAATATTGAGTTGGTAATTGTTCTTCTGGTATTTGTTCCATCATTTGTTCTGGCATCATTTCTTCTGACATTGGCTCTTCCTCTTCTATATCTTCAAATAGTCCTTCTGGATTATCTACCCCACTAGTTTGTACAAATCTTCTATATACTTCAGCCATATTTAATCTTTGTCCGTCTCTTTGCATTGCTTGTTCTATTGCTGGGTTTCCTGCATAAGCATTGATTATAGCTAATAGTGTTTCATTTTGGATACTCTCATCTTTTCTTAATGTAGTTCCATTATCTATTATAAATTTATATTTAACAGCTTTATTTTCATCGTTCAAATCTTCTGGGTTTACTTTTAATATAGCTGTTTCACCACTTTCAAATACTTCTAATTTAGCTTCAGGATACTTTTCTTGTACTTTCTGGATATCTTCATCGAATATTTCAACATCTATTGGCATAACCTGCTTTTTTGCCATAATACTGACCATTTTGGAATATACTTTCTCGACAAACTTTTCCATCATACCTCTATCCCAGTTGTCTCTAGCTCCTTGTCTATCTCTTTGCTGTCTAATAGCTTCAGGTGTCTTACCCATTTCTATATCGTCTCCCCTAGATACAGTTGTATCTGTTGCAGCGGCCATATTTAATAATTGGCTCTTTAGAACTTGTGATACAGCTTGATATGTATTTGTTCCAATAGGAGATACATTCATCTGCCTTATAGAGTTAGGAATAGTCTCTAACCATACAGCTGCTGGTACCATTTTAAGACTAGAAGGTACAACTCCATTTTTGTTTGCTATTACAGGAGGTCTCATAGAAAACTGCACACTATCTAGGTACATATTGGTCAAACTATCTATTGCAAAAGATATACTTTTTCCTCTATCAAATAATCCTAATCCATAAATTCTATCTAATAGTGGATATGTATATTTCATCACAACTGGTAATTCACCGTCTTCATTAGGGTTAGCACTATCTCGGATAATAATATCGTGTTCACGACTAAATACTATCCATCTATCTCGCATATATTTAGTAGTCAAAGTAATTTGATTTTTATCTACTTCAGACTTATCCTGTTTTTGCTCATAAGTTTTATCTTCTTCATCAATTTGAGGTCTTTTATCCTTGCAGGCTTCAATCAATTCTTTTACAGCTTTTTTATCATATACAGTTTCTTTTCTTTTTAGAATACCAGTTAAAAATGACATTGGCACAATAGTATTTACGAAAACATATTCTGCATCTTCAATAGAATATTTATGTGCTTGTACTCTTACATTTCTTGGGTGCAATACTTCTAAATCTGGACCTACATAATTAGAGCTAACTTTATATGTCACTAAAGCAGGCATAGACCCATAAATAAGAGAATACATCTCTATAATCCTAAATTTAGTAAGCATATCCCATTGGGTGTTAGCTTTAGGCAATATATATTTTTCTAATACACATTGCATAAGATAACTTTTTCCAGCATCGCTTTTAGATATAGCTTTAACTTTACCAGTTGGTAATTGAGCCATAACTCTAGAGGCTTGGTCTATAACTAAATTCATTAAAGCATTAGAATTTACTTTAGACTTAAATTTATTTTCTGACATTGAAGCTAGTAGTCCAGAAGCTACTTTTTCTTTTTGTTCCCAATTAAAATCTGAATTATCTCTAACTCTACTTAGATAATCTTCTGCATCTGAATATTCTGCATTTAACTTATTTATGAGGTTTTTTGGGTCTTCGTTTGGCATATAGGCTTATATTTTAATTCAATAATACATTTGTTATTACATTTTGTCAACCATTAGGGAACATAGGTCCTTTTCTTTTTTCCTCAATATGTTGCATAATGCTTGGTAATGGTCCTAAACTTTCTACAAATTCATCTAATTTACGGTGTTTATCTGCTTCAGATATATTATCATCTAGCATCATATCTGCAATTTCATCTATTTGATTATTTTTTTCTATAATTAAGTCAATAGGATTAGGTTTCTTTTTCATTCTTGTAGTGTTTTATGATATTTGATAATTAGTTTATAGATTTCTTTATTTTTAAAGCAAAATTCAACCGTAAACTTCCCATTTATTTCTTCTTCTAGAATATTTACCACTTGTGCAGATAAAGCTATTAGTGCATTTTCTCCTTTTTTGACTAAAATCTTATTAGTCACAATAACTTCTGCTTCTATTATATTAGCACTTTGTGAGATAAAAGATAAGTCTAACTTACCATAAGGTGCTTTTTTTAATAATCTATTTATTTGTGTTGCGACATCATAGCCGTCCATATTTTACCATTTAATTTTGTGCGACCAATAACGAGCAGATAATTTGCTTGGATTTGGGTCTTGGGCATTATGTCTAGCATAATACCTTTTTTTTCTAGCTTTTTCTTTAGGAGTTTTAGGATTTTTACCAGCTCCACGTACTCCCTGTTGCCCAAATCTTAAAGTCTTCACCTTATTACCTTGTTTTGCTACTACAACGTGGCTTTTAGTTGGGTGATTTGGTGTTCTTTTAGCTTTATTAAAACCACTAACTCCTATTCTTTGTAATATGTTTTTTAACCCCATATATGTATAATTATAATAATCTTATCATACTAATAAAAACCATATTCGTCTAGTAATTTGTTTTCTGGTAATTTATCAAATTCCCAATTAGTCTCTTCGTGGTTGCTTACTTGTTCTTTTCTTGGGTTCATCTGGTACATTTGCCAACATATAGCTAAAGCCATCAATAAATCGTCGTGAGCATTTCTTTCAGCTTGTGGTTTCCCATTTTTTACAATAAAAGATAGCATTTCAGCATATGTCATAGGGTCATAAACTGTAATTAAATTCTGATGTATAGCTGTTCTTAATTCAGATAACATAACTGGTCTTGTAGACATATTCGTATCCCAACCATATCTACTTCCACCTCCTATTTGCAAATCACTTGCACCTATATTAGGCATTTTAAACATTTGATATAACTGTTTCATATTCAATCCAGCTAGTCTTTCACAATGTAATAGCCCACCATTGTTTCTTTCAATAGCAATAATTGGTTTTATACCTGTATATGTAGAAATACTTTCTAAAACTCTATTTAGGATTGGTATAAATTCGCTAGTAGGTTGCTGTGAGTGGTAAGTTAATGGTACATCTAGTTTATTTTGGCTTAAAACCTGCATAGCTGTATAATCTCCACCTCCCTGAGCTGTATCCACTGCCATTATTAGAAATTCTCCTTTCTCTATTTTTCTATATTGTCTCCACATAGTTTTATAATTTTATATATTTTAATATATGTGCAATTACTTCTACATTAAATCCGTTCCCAAGTGCTTTATATCTTTGTGTATTACTTACCCCTTCAGTGTAATTGTCTGGGAGAGATTGTAGCCTTTCGCATTCCACAGGAGTTAATTTTCGTATTTCTTTAATACTTATAACTTGATAACCTTGCTTTGCTGTTCTGCTCATACAAGTTCCAAGAGTGCCACATTTTTCAGTCATAACTCTGTCATTGTATTGATTGTATAAATAAAATTTGTCATCAACATCAATTTCTAATATATCTTTTAACAATATATTTCTATCTTCAGGCTGTGGTATTTCTACTTGCTTATAAGTTCCGTCATATTGCAAAACACCAACCCAAAATAATCTTTTTCTATTTTGAGCTGAGACAAGTGCAGCATTTATCATTACTGGTTCAATTCCATATAGCTTTTGAGTTATAATTTCTTTATCTTTTTTTGGCATACTAGTCACATTTTCTAATATAAAATATTTAGGTTTTATTTCATTTAATATTCTGACATATTCATAAAATAATGAACTTTTTTCACCCTCTAATCCTTTTCTATTTTGTTTAGCTATAGATAAATCTTGGCAAGGTGAACCACCAATTATTAAATCTATTTTAGCACCTACACTACTTATATCTTTTACATCTCCTATTTGAATTATATCTGGATAATTTTTTTGGCTTATAGATATAGCATATTTATCTATTTCACTTGCAAAATATGTTTCTACAGGAATATTTGCCCTATCTAAAGCTACTCTTGCACAACTTATACCATCAAATAAACTTAATACTTTCATAGTTTTATAAATTATCTGTAAATTGGAAATCTATCACTTTTCTATTATATTGCCTAGCATATTCATTTACGAATATAGGCTCAAAATAGCAATCTCCAGAGGTGAGAAAAGCTTCCTCGGGGGTTTGTGGGTATTCCTGTATAAAAAGTCTTCCTAGCCTCTTTTTTTCGTTATCCAGATATTCTTCTGAATAGAATTCCGTACCAGAAAAGAAATGAGCCTTAAATCCAGACTCACCAATTACAGATTTATCCCAAAAATCCTTAAATGAATTAAATCCATTAGCTGTGGTTTCAATTACAAATTTACCTTCAGGCACTAAAGCCGTACCAGCAGAGGCTAATATTTTATCAAAATTCTTATAAAAGGCAGCTTCAGATAAATGTAGGTTATAAATAGTCTTAGAACGACCAAATTCTTCATTTTCAGCTGTTCCGATAATATATCTAGCATTATTTACAGCATTCTGCAGCTCATATTTAGAATTATATTTCAAAGGCACCTTTACATTATTTTTAGTTTCATAAGCTTTAATATAATATTTCACCCGAGCCAATAAATCCTGAGCATTATCTGCTTTATCAGCTAAAACTACAGATAAACTATTTTCCTTTATAATAAAATCTTTTGTAAAAGAAGCTAATATAAAAGATGAAAATCCCATCTGTCTTGCTTTTAGGATAACATCTTTACCTGTAGCTTGTTTAACAAATTTAGCCTGAATATTATTTAATACAAATGGCACTTCTTTACCTTCTTTAGTCACAATAGACAATTCTTCGTCGTCATATTGAGATTTATGTATATTATTTACTTGAATATAATTATTTGTGCCACCTTTCTCCTGCTCTCTATAATTTACTCCCATTAATTTCAAAGCTCTATCCGAAGCCTTTAATTGTAAGTCTAAATCATCTACATTACTTTCCACTAATTCACCATCATATATCATAGTCTTTTTAGCCTTAAGAGATTTAACTAAAGGCTCTAAAGCCACATCTAAGTTAATACCTTTCTTATCTAACACATCTAGCACCATTTCTCTAATAGTAGGGTTTTTAAGATTAGTGGAATCTATACTACTAGCACTAGTTAAACTTTTAGCCTCATAAGCCTCAAATGCAGCCCTATTCAATGGATAACCCTGTGCCACCTTCCCTATAAACTTCTTCTGTTTCTCAGTTAACCTAGCAATCCTTTCTTTCTTTTTAACATATTTTTTCTTCCTAACCTTTCTTTTTGGCTTATAAGGAACCATAGGCTCCCTAGCCACCCCCAGCCCCTTCTCTAAAATCCTAACACTACCGTCTTCATTTAAAACACGAACCTTATCATCTACATAACTATACTTTATTTCTTCTTTGTTAACAGTCATATAAAACAAATATACACTAAATTATATATAATTGCAAATAACTACTTGAATTATAAAAATATATATGTTATATTTTTAATAGTTACTTGACAATATGCTTATTTAACGGTAGACTGAAGCCTACCGAGGGGGACAAACCCCCCCACTAATCCGAAAAAAGTAATTCCCCCCCACTAAAAGCTAGAATTAAATCTAGTATTTTTTTTATTATACTCTAATATAAAAATATAGTTTACATATAAAAATATAGTCTTTCCTTAAAGAGAAAGTAACTCTCCCTTATAATATATATACTTATACTCCCTCTTCTCCACTAGACACGAACACTACCCCCGGGGTATACAAGCATAATAAAAAAGAATATAGCTTATTGCAAATGACTTGCATTTAGATTTTAGTTTGGTTTGTTGAATAATAAAAGTGGTTTCAAATTTCACTTATAAATACTAATACTATATATTATATATAGCTAAATTGTGGGAAAATACCCTTGTAATAAATTAAAATATATGATATAATTATTTTATAGAAAGACAAGAGAGTTAAAGACTAGCAACAGTATAAAAATTATATTATAGATACAACCGCTAAAGCTCTTGATCCCTCTTGTTAATTCTATGGTTACTAACTAACTATAAATAATATGTATATATTGCAATTTATTGCTCTAGATGGGGCAACCGTAAAAGATAGCGAGCACAAAACTATTAATGAGGCATTAAAAGCCTGGGATAACATAGGTTCTAAATGGTTCTTTTATCCTTTTGGGGTTATTACTACAGAAGGGGGGTATATAAGAGAAACAATTGACGAGCTTGTACAGTATAAAGGTAAACACATTAAAACTTTATTAAAAGATATTGATTTACTAGATTATTTACTATAAATATATGATTAGAAAACTATTAAAACTATTTTATAGGATTGCATACAAAAACAATGCTACTAGTGCAAGAGCTAAGAGAATTTATCAAATAATTAAATAACTAACTATGAATAACTTAGATATTACTACTAAAAAAGACTATAATACATTGACAGAATGGCAACAAAATCACATTTTGGCAACATATAAAGCAATTATAAACGGGGATATTATAGCCGATGTTGTACATGTTAGCAATTCGGGAATGAGTAGGCGTGTTAAATTTTATTATATAGAAAATAATAAAATACAAAGAGCAACAGATGCAATAGGTTATTTATTAAATAAGGGGCTTGATTATAACTTAATAGACAAAGGCTTGACGGTTAAAGGCTGCGGGATGGATATGGTTTTTCATACCTTATACAAATGCTTGCCTTATGAAATAGCCCAAAATTGGCATCAAAATTATCAATTATTATAATATGCGGTATTTATTGATTATAGTATATATACTAATTATTATATATTTATTACATCAAGCGGCAATTTGCAATATATAAATCGGGGGGATAACACCCCCTTTTTTATTCTATCCCTTATATTGTACTAGTCTTTTATAATACATTGCTCACAAGCCCAATT